AAAACTTGGGAAGTATAATCTGTAGAGCCTTCCACACTGCTCTTCTATTTTCTTAGCCGCTTTTTGTCCTGCCTCATCATTATCCATAAGACAAACAAGAGACAATGCCCCTGACTCGTCTAATAGATTCTTTTGGTCATTGTTAAACGCAGTTCCGAAGATGGCAACCACATTGTGTATTCCAGCCTCAGCAAGTCTCCAGACATTCCCCGGAGACTCAACAAGAATAGCGACACCGCTTTTAGATATCTCATCCTTGGCTATCCAGTAATTATACAGCCATTTCTCTTTTTGAAAGCCCTTGCTATGCATCCATTTAGGAAAATGACGACATTTTTCTTCAGGGTTGTGATAATTGTTACAAGATGAACACTTTTCAAATATGCTTCTTCCTGTGCATCCGACTATAAACTCGTGGCTATTATCATAAATAGGAACAACGGCTCTCTGGTACATGGGCTTATTGCGTGTGTCGCAATACCCTACGTCATAGTCCTCAAGAACCTTCTGTGAAAAGCCTCTGTCTAAGTAGTACTTACAGGGAACTTCTACCCTGTCTCTGTATATTTGTTGGGTGATCCCGCCTTTCTTTGCAGCTTCTGAGCTTAAGGTGTTTACTAAGTTATTAAAGTGAAGCTTTTCTACATTATGATTATCAGACTCAAGGGAGCTGAGATCTCTCTTTAAAAACTTAAGGAGGAAGTCTACTGACTCTTTAAACGTTGCCTCTTTATCTCCCTCCTTTTCCCACCCATGATTAACTCTAGACAAAATCCCTCTCATTAGGTCGATCATTCCGTTGCCAAATATTTCCTCGCATTGATGAGTTCTGCACTTATAGTGTACTTTGAACTCCCCATTGGGGTAAAAGTTAAGAGCTGTCGGATTGTCCCCTCCATGTATGGGACAAACAGACTTCATCAATATATCATTTCTATATGCAATAGTCATTCCAAAATAAGAGTATATTTGATCTATATACTGACCAGATATTTTAGCTAGTGTCCGTATTTTTGCGTAATCATATTTTTTAGAATGCGACATCTTCTGAACCATTAAAAAGCTCTCCTTCTTCGGTAACGCTAACTCCACTGTCTAGCTCAAAAGCAGTTTGCCCTTCAGTTACCTTACCTATTTTTCCTGTAAGCTCTACGTTAATATAATCTCCGGGCTCAAGCCCTTCTCCGTGCCTAGCTATAAGGGGTACCAGTTTCCTGTTGCCGTTTTCTGGGCCGTCCTTAGCAATTTCTTCATCAGATTTATGCTTGTAGATACTAAAGTTAGAGCAAAGCCAGATGATTCTATCAGAACCAGACGCGGTGTCTGTGCTTTCTTTTGTTATTCCGTCTCTATTCAGCTGGATAAATGTTAGGATAGGGACTTCGTATTTAAGAGACAGATTATGCAGGGCCGTTATCATAAAACCGAGTATCTGGAATTCCTTCATGTCTCCTTTAATCTCGGCTGAGTCCATAAGTTTAAGGTAGTCGTAAATAATTACGCAATCATTAGCCTTTCCCTTATCATTTAATCCTGCGACCCTGCTAATCCATCTTCTCATGACTGCAACCTGCTCTTCAAAAGCAGCTCCTCCAATGGTCTTGAAGTAGTATGGTATGTCTTTAATCTCTCTAGCGGCGTCCGTTACCTTTTTTCTAGTTGCCGGATCGTCTGCAAACTTTCCTGTTTCAATATCATTTATAGGAACTCCAGATAACATTGCCATCATCCTGTGTTGATGGTCTTCTTTTCTCATTTCTGTATCTAGATTTAAAACTGGAATACCACTCTTAGCAATATGTATTCCTATGTTGTCTGCCAGTAAAGTCTTTCCAGTCTTTGGTCGTGCCCCGATGACATTAACAGTTCCTTTTCTAAGGCCTCCCCCAATAGCGAAGTCATATCTTGAGAACCCTGTTGGAACCCCTATCTGATCGACACACTCTTCTGCAAGCTCGTCTAAGTGAGCTTCAACATCATCAAACATCTTCGTTGGGGATTCGTCTTCTCCGGCAATAACAGAGGTCACGTCCATGACCGCATCCTCAGCTATCCCTAAGATTTTTGCAATAGGCTCATCGCCCTTGATGTCAAGATACTTCTCTTTAGTTAGATCTAATTGGTCATACATCATTCTAGCTATTTCTAGCTTGCGTATTTTGGCGGCAAATCTACGAACATTCTCCAGAAGTACTGGGAATTTGATAACCGAGGACATGTGCTGCACTTCTTGTGTGTTAAAGAAGTCTGAAAACCCGAGCTCTTTTGCGGCAGACATCATGGTAGGTGCGTCTAGAGATGTGCTATCATCAGCTTCTAGAACATGCTTCATGCACGAAAAAAGAATGATATTGGATTCGTCAGTGAAGGAGGACTCACTAACAATGTCTGAGACATCATAGTAGGCCTCCGCACCATAGCGGAATATTCCTGCTAGGATTGCTCTTTCTGCTGGTAGATCATTTAGCATGTTATTTCCCGCCTGTTATGCAGCGATTGCACTTCCATCGCTCCCTGTTGAAAATTTGAGATGGAAACATCTTATAGTCTCTTCCGCATGATGAGCAGCGAACAGATTTTTTTTCGGCAGCTCCTCGCTTTCCTCTGTTAGGATTTACTTCTGCTCCCTTGTCTGCCTTTTCCGCCTCCTTTAGCTCTTTTTGTTCGTCCGGACTAAGCCTAATTGTCGATATGATATCATCAAACTTATTCTCAGCATTGCGTTGCGGTCGTCTATTGTTGTTGGATTTCTTTCTCTTGCCCTTTCCTCGGCGTCTATTTTTATTCTTACTTTCATTTCCTAAAGCTTCACGAATCTCTTCCTGACTGAATTGTTTAAGTAGGTCTTTTAATTCTTTTTTATCCATGTCTATTTATTTTCGATCTCTGAAGGTTAATGTATAGGTCGCTTAGGTTTTTTATAGAAGTGGCTAAGTAGGTTAGCCTATCAGCCCTCTGCTGGGCATATGTTTTAATATTGTCTAGCTTGCTTGCATATCCATCTTCTTTAATCGCTTGATAGTACTGGCTGTCCCATGAGCCGCTGTATTGCTGTTCCCTGCCCGAAATCATTTTCTTGAGGTTTGAGGTCGCCCAATTAACTCTAGCTATTTCTCTATTATAAGACCTTTGCAGGTAAAAAGAAAAGCCTCCGAGAAGAAGGGCTGCTTCCGCACACTCTTCAACAGTCAACTTCTCCATTTGTTGTCGTGGCATAGACATGTACTTTTTTACAGACTGATCGTGAAAGTCTTCAGAGTAGCTGCCTATTCCTAGTTTGCCCTCGTACTCATCTAGTACAGCCTCTACCTGATCTAGTCGTTCCTTTGCTGTATTCTTAATCTCCATTTATCTATGCCTTCATTGTATGGTAGTTCAACGTATGTGATATTATTATACTCGCACCACTCTTGTTTTCGCCGGTCTTTTTTCTTTTGATTTGCAAAATCTTGTGCTGAGGTGTGAAAAAGAGAATTAAATTTATAATGTTGCTGACCGTGCACTTCTATGGCGAGCTTAAGAGTATTTATATAAAAGTCAAAATATGATTTTTCATATCTAGTCAATGGAGCAAGAACTTCCTCCAACACCTGAACGGTGGGAAAAAGCTCAATGAGCAATTTCCTCGCCGCCAGATGAAGTTTGGAGCGTGGACGCATATCGTTTGCAGCCACAACGTAGCCGCTAAGCTTCCACGTATGAACCTCATTATTTAAATCTCTGATTTTCATATTAACTCCATGATGTTTTGGTTTCACTCCACTTTACGATTATGAACATCATAACATATCGTATTAGGTAATGGAGAGACCTACGCACTTGTTCATTCTAGACTTTATAGATAAGGTGCGAACTTACTATGTTGGGAAGTCTAGCCCCCGTATTTTTTCAGAACATTTTCTTCACTATCTTTGTACATTGAAAAGGGAACTTTGTTCTCATAGAATAGCAATGCTCTGTCTCTAATGTTTTTTGCTGCGTTTAGATGAGATACATCTGTGTGAGCACAGGAGAGACACTCAAAATCGTTACCGTCTCTATTACCCTCGTCACAATGTCCGCAATTGTTGCACATTTGTGAGGTGAAGAATGTCGGAACTCCGTAAAATGGTATGTTCAAGTCTTCGCACTTTTTTTGTAGAATGGAGATGATCTTATCTTGGCCAAAGCTACCGTTCTTGTGACCTGTTGATACATTGTCTATACAAACTAAAGACTTATTTTCGACAGCCTTATCCACGATCTTCATGACGTATGGCTCTATCATCTTCTCGACTTTCTTGTGTTTGTTTCTCCATCTTCTTCTGTAGTGTCTTCTTTGGGACGACTTCAATAGGCTTTCATGGCGATTTTTGTTTGTTAAGATCTCGTTGAGAAGCCTTAGGTTTTCTAGTTCGTCTGCGACATCATCGGGCATGCAGACAATTTCACCGTCCTCAAACGAAATCCAATAGTCTTTATCTTTGTTTATATCAAACGATATTGTAGATTCAAACTTATAGAGAGGGTCAACCTCGTTTACTGTGGTGCACATAAAAAACTTTTGCTCTAAAGATAAGTTTCCGCCCACTCCTTTTTTTAGATCTAGCTCGTTAAGACTACTGAAATTAGTGCATTTTCCAAACGGTACTTTTAGCTCAGGTTGGGAGCCTTTCTCTTGGTTGTGACATGGAAAAAGAATGTGGTCGTCCTTAACTTTTACGAACCTATCTTTTACATGAATGCCTTTTTGAGAAAATTTTATCGTCGGCATTTTTTTTGTTCTATTTCTTTTGAAGAAACCCTTATATCTTCTGCCAACATAACCCACTAAGTCTCTCTCATATCCATTAAGAGGTTTTGTCCAACCAATTGAATTAAATATATGCTTATGCTTGTCTCTGTATTCTTTAAAGGTTATAGTATTTTTATCACTATCTTTAAATCCAAAGCTAGTAACCTTTGTTATACGTCCGCTTTGCATATCTTCTCTTATCTGTTTTGAGAAGTCATTACAAACTCTAGTAATGATATTGATTTCTTCTTCTATCTTTTTCGTATCTAAAGAAAGAAATTTGATTCCTCTTGTCTTAACTATTTTATTCATTTATATGTTCCTTAAAAAAACCCTTTTGTTAGATCATTCGTTTCGCAGCTAAGAAGGGTTGAAACTTACTGGATGGGGTACGAATGAAACCCCGACTTTTGACAACTCATACATTTGCAGTTAAGAAGTCTAACTTACTGCATGAGGCATGTATGGGGCCTCTGATTCGTACATGATTGATATGGAGGGTGTCACGAGAGTTATTCTCTTCTGTTGAAACGTAACTAGTAAATCCTCAGCCAGCGTCTCCATGAACTCTTCGATTATCTCTGGGTCTGTTTTGGCTCTTGGATAATTGATAGCTGCAATTTCCCATCCATCTTCTACATATTTGGGAGCACAAACAAATGTGGTTTTTGTAACTCTGACAGG